TTGTAACTATTGGGCTTATTGCCAAAGCTGCGCTTAACTGTCGCACCAGATAGCGCCCGATACGTCTTAATGGGAAACTGCCCAAGCGTGAACTCGCGCTGGGAGGGAACGATGGAGGGGAATGTTTGACTCATGATCAGCGCCCTCTCATGCCAATGCGGCTTCTAGTGGCAGGGCTCTGTTGAATCTTGTCGAGAGTCATGTTCATCCCACGAAGAGCACCGTCTTTTGCCGCTTGGCGACGAGTGGAAGCCATCGCTGCCTCTAGTTGATCCCTGCTGACGTATTCTACGCCGCCAATGTTGGTGCTCTCAAACTTCATGGAAAGAATAGGCGCCATAGCCTGCATTGGGCTCATGGTGTTCATTGCCTCGCGGAGAGAAGCTGATTGATCATTCATCTTCACAGGGATGGAGCGACCATCAGGCAGGGGGACAATCGCTTCGTTGTAGCGGCCTTCACCGACCAAGCCAAGTGTGGGACCATTCACCACCCCGCCATTGGCAAATGCTTGGAAGCCACCTTTCCACACAGCGCCATTAGCTGCCGTAAACATGCCCAGTTTTGGTACGGACACGCCACCGGAACCTCCACCGCCAAACAGCCCCATGGCGCTAAATCCGCCCAATGCGCTACCCAAGCTCATTGCAATGGAGCCAATGCCGCCAAGCACGCCAGACACGCCACCTTCCTTGATTTGACTGATGCCTGCTGTGATGCCGACAATGGAACTGGCCGCAATACCAACTGCAGAGACAGTTCTGCCAAGATTTTCCTGCCAAGTGGTTGTAGCAGTCGCGCCCTTCCGAGCTTCATCAACAAGCGATGAAGTGACTGCAGACGTGTTGGCATTGAACTGCTCCATTGCCTGTCCCATGCCTCCCAGTGAATCTGGGAACTGCCATGCCTGTTCAGACGCTTCTTGCATAGCCTTTCCGCTCATTTCAAAGGCTGGCGCATTTAGTACATTGCCCATCAAAGGCGATGGCAGAGAAGCGTTGCCTCCAAAGGTTTGTCCAGAGGCGCCAGCAGGGGTGCCTTGCAGTGCTGCCGTATTACGATCAAGGGCTGCAATTTGACGCTCCATAGCTGCAATGGTTTCAGCTCTCTGCTCTTCTTCGTTGGGCAGGCCAAAGATGTTGAGCAGTTGATCTTTGAAGAACTTTTCAACCGGCTTCATTGAGAAGTCGATGAACATTGTGAACACTTGCTTAGACAGACTTTCCTGCATCCGCTTAGCAGCTTCTTTAATGTCACCTCCGCTCATAATGTCAACGAACAAATCTTTGTAGCTGGACACAACGCCGTCAACGGCATCGTTCACCATGGAAACCGCTTCTTCTATTGCCTTTAGCGCGTCTGCTTGTCTTAATTGTGTCAAAGTTGTCTTCAGAGTTTCCGCTTCGACTTCCCGCAACGCATCGGGAAGTTCTTGTAGTCGATTGCGTTGGATCGTTAGCAGATCATTCAGCGCCTTAGTGGCCCTTGCATGATCATCAGAGCTGATTGCACCTTTCGCCAGTTGATCGTCATAAGACGCGATCTCAACAGTCGCTTCGCGTATTTGATTGTTGATAGCAGTTTCGATGGCGCTATAAGATGCCCTAGCGCGAGTCAGTTTTTCTGCTGCTTCAATGGCCTCAGCGGGAGCACCCTCTAAAATCAAGCGATTTCGCTCAGTAAGCACTTGATTGTCTAGCTTTAGCTGCTCAACAGGCAGTGTTTGTCCGATAGCTTCGCCAATAGCCAAGGACACATTGCGTCCTTCCTCCAAAAGCCTATTCATCAACTCCAAGTCTGCCATTGCTGTTTTTACTTTCCTTTCTTCTTCTGCCTGCTCGACGCTAAATTCAATATCCTGTTCACGCTTTTCCATGGAAAAAGACGGGCCAGACATTGGCATCCCCGCCGAATAACCGGCAAGCTTTTGATTGTAAAAACGCTCGATCTCTCCGAATGACTTGCCTCCCTGCCCGTAATAACTCGTACCAGTTCTTAGTGTTGGGAATGATGCCCATTCTGGGGCAAGCTTGTCGATACCAGAACGTGTTAATGGAGCAGCAGGATTAACTCCTCTTCTACGGGCAAGTTGCAACGCTCCAATGTCTTGATTGGCAGGCGAAAACGCTCTAAGCCCCAGGCTGTCCCATGTAGTCGAAAGGAATTGATAGCGCCCAGCGGCATCAGACCTATGGCCACCTCCACTGTTAATTACCCTTGGATGCCTGCTTAGGTCGCTAAATTGACGACCCGTAAACATAGTTTGATAGCCGCTATTGGGACGGTTGTAAGTTCCTTCTGCAAATGCAATTGTGTCAAGCAGTGCACGTTCGTGCGGACTCAAGCCTGTTGACGAAGGTAGAACCGGAGCTGATGGAGCCCCAGGAATCGTTCCAGCTTGCGCCGCAGGTACGGGAACAGTGGCAGCCTGCCGGGCGGCACTGCGCAACGCTTTAGCATTTTCTACTTTGAGTTGCGCCTCTCTGATCGCAGTGCTTCTTTCAAATACTGCATTAAGACTATTTAACCGTGCTTGCGCTAATTTTTTCTCAAGACTAATCTCAATGGCTTGTATCTCATTGGCGCGTGCGAGCCTGTAATCATATTCGTAATCAATAATGCGCTTCACTTCTTCAAAGCGCTGGCCTGTCAAGTTTTGCTCTGCAGTAAATGCAAGTTCCCGCAATGCGACCTGATGTTCTGCCGTTTTTGTGATTAGTTGTTGCTGTTGATTCGCAAGACGCTCTGCGTTGAGCCGATCTCGCTCGGCCTGTTTAGCGGCATCATCTTCTGCTTTCCGTGCTGCCTTGTCTGGATCGCCGGAAGGCTGTAGGTCAATGGGGGTGAGGGCGGGAGGCGCAGCAGCCTCGTCAAGCCCCTTGTACGCATACTCAACCTCTCCAAGCAATTGCTTTTCGCGCTGCAAGTAGCCTTCCACAAGAGACAAGTCGGTTACTCGACGCTTTATGCCCGTACGCAGATTGCCTTCCAGCTTAACTTGCAAGCCTAGATTTTTCAGTCGCTCTGCATCTTCTTGTGACACAAGATCGCCGCCCGGTCTCTGTACTTTTTCAAGAAGCGCAACATTCGCTTGGCGAGTGCGCTTTTCTGTCACCAGCTCGGTTGCGCCCATTGATCGTATAGCTTGCGCAGCCGATAGAGCTTCTTTTCTTGCATCGCTAAGGCGATTTGCAACCTTGCCAATATGAGTGACAAGTGCTTCAATCCCCAACAGGACGCCTCCCAAGAAAAGCCCGGTGATAGCCGTCCTCAAAAGACGAGCCGCAACAGCGCTTCTGCCTGCCGCCGCTGCGAAAGCAGTCAAGCCCCCACCGGCAAGGCGAACGTTGCGAATCAAGATGATTAACTGGCTAACGAGCGCTGCGATACCAGTGCGCGTCAGTAGCTGCACTGCAATCAGCGCCACGCCTGCTTTTGCAGCAAAGCCTGCCAACGCTGTACCGATGGGGGTATTGACAAAGCGTGCAGCTTGTTCCACTGCGAGCAACAATGATCTTCCAAGTATTTCAAAGGTGGGGCCTAAGCTCGCTATGATCCTTGCGAGAGATTGCCCAATCTCAGAGATTTGCTTGAAAGCAGTAAAAATGCGCCTAGCCAATCCGTCTAGCATATTGCCTGGGCTTTCGTTCCCAGCGGCAGCGGCGGCAAAAGCCTGAACAGCCTTGGTGGCCTCTCCCACGGCATCGGCAATCACTGGAAACACTGTGCGGGCAACAGTGTTGACTAACGGCTCAAATGCTTCGTACAGGCGAAGCAGACTGTTCTGCATTGCATTAAGAGCACCCTGCAGTGTTTGAGACGCTCCTTTTGCTCCAGCGCTGAATTTGGAATTAAGCAGGATGGCTACATTGTTAAGCACTTGCTGCATCGCCTTGCCCCTAAAAGCGCCGTCCTCCATCGCCTTGGAAAACTCAGGGATGGTCATTTGAGCGGCTTCTGCAAAAAGAGCTAATGAGCCAGGGAGAACGTCGCCCAACTGTCCGCGCAATTCTTCCGCAGTGATCTGCCCTTTGCTTGCCATCTGCGAAAGGGCGTATGTCACTCTGTCTACCTTGTCGGCACTCATGCCAAACGTGGCAGCCGCCTTTGTGATGCCAGTGAATAGCCCTTCAATTTCTTCTGCGCCAAATCCTGCAGGTTGCATTGAGGCATACATGCGGACAAAACCTTGCCGCACGCTGTCCAATGGAACAGAGAATTGATTAGCAAGAGAGCCTAGGAATTGGAACGAGCGGCCTGCTTCCTCCGTTGAGCCAGTGACCGCTTGTAGCTGGTTTCTTAGTGTTTGCAGCGTTGTGGCCGCTTGCAGCGTTTGACGCGGCAAGTCCATGATGAACGCCAAGCCCTTGTAGGCAGCGCCGTATAGCAGCACTTGTTTGGTTGCCTGTCCAAACTCGCCAGCCAATTCTTCCACCGCGCCCGCGAGAGGAAGCCTTGTCTGCCTGAAGAATCTATCGGTGCTGTTGAGTGCGCCACTGAGCCGAGACAACGCCTCGTAGCCCTTTGTAGCCGATGGCCCCATCATCCCGTCACTAGGGAATCCGCCCCTCCCGCCTCCATAGGGCGCAGGAGTCCGACCAACACCAGGGGGAAGTTGAGGTGGGCCGCCTCCACCAACGCCTTCTGCCATCACTGACAAGCCACGCGCCGCTGATCTTTGATACGCCTGTGCAATGCGATCTTGCACGGACATACCAGTAGCGGAAGGCAGTAATCCTGCGATCTGCCGACCACCCAACGCTGCCTGCATGGAAGTGCCAAGATCACGCACGTTTACGGAGCGCACTGCAGCATTTAACTCGGCTCTTATTGAATCGACAAAAGCATTAGCGGCTCCACGTAGAGCTTCTTTTAGAGATGGGGAAAGAATGTCGCCAACAAGTCGCTTTTGCTCTGCGAATGACGTGCCGGGTAGTGCTGCAAAGTTTGCGCCAGGCGGCAGCGCCCTGCCAGTAGAGGATGGGCCAATGGGAGGGCGAGAGCTTGGCGGCACCTGAGCAGGCCAGTTGATCGCAGGAGGGGCAAGCCTCGCTCTTCGTTGTGCCGCAACCTGCGCCGGGTCCATGCCCAGCATGTGGAAGACGCCCCTGGCAAACGTATCCAACACTCGCTGCACGCCGCTCCTGTCTGGATTGCGCATCACAGCCTGAGGATCAAGAAACTTCTTGATCATCTCCACTGACGCATCGGCAACAATCTTTTGAATGATGTTGCCCTTGTTTAGTTTGCTAACGCCAGATACATTCATCTGCTTAGCAATCTGCCTCAGTTGCTCATTCGTGAAGCCACCAGTCTCTAAGCGGGATTGAAGCTGCGAACGTCGAGCGGCTTCCGTGACGCCGCCGCCAGCCATTCGTGCCGCACCCATTGCGCTAATGGTTTGCATTCCACGCGCTACCTCGGCATCAATTTCTGCTTGCGTCTTGGCGCCGCCACGAATTGCTGCTGATTGCAGATTGGCCTTTACGTCAATAGTGGCAGAACCAAGCTTTCTAACTACATCTGCCTTGAACTTGCTCGCGGCACTATCGGACAGTGGCTGCAGTCCCACGGGAAGCAGTATCTTGCCCCCTTGAGCCATGATGCCTCTGTAGACATCAGCGCGAATCTTGCGGGCTTCACGCTGACTGACTGCTGCCCTGCCACTAACAGGAATCTCTAGCTTTGTATCTTGCAGTGCCTCCAGCCTGTCTTTCAGTTTTTCTGCTTTCGCTATGGAAGCGTCAAGCTGAACGTCTTTAATTTTCAGCGTGAACGTTTTGCTGTTCAGAAAACGATCAAGAGCCTTGTATTGAGTGACAATCAGGCGCCTGTCAAATTGCGTGCGCAGCGTAATTGGTTGCCCACCAAGCTGCGTGCCAATGGTTGAAATTTGCTGCCTGAGAAGAGCCAGGTCAAGACCAACTGATAGCCTTAGCTCAGGAGCGGCCATATCGCAGCAACATGCCTATTATCACTTAGCTTAACGAACTATTCTGCATTCTCACGCGAGGATGCAGTCTTGATCTCTTCTGCCAACATACCAATCAGTCTTCCATCCATCCGTCGAGTTTTGAGCAATTGACGCAAAATACGCAGGCTCTCTTCCGTCACGCCCGTATCCTTCTGCATCTTGCGCGTATCAAACGGCAGGAAGTCAGCAGGGCTCACTCTTGCCTTCTTGCCACCCAGCGCACCAACCACCACTGCGCCAAGTTTGGCAGTAGCAATGTTGTCGATGTTATGGCGATTCACGTCATGGCGCTCAATCCACTTCAGCGCCTTCACCACGTCCTTAGTTCTTTGCAGGCCAAAGTTACGCGCTGACCAACGATCATCCCGGTATTCCGATGCGGAAAGTCGGAAGTAAATGTCGTCCCAGCGCGTAAGATTCTTTAGCGTGCGTCTAGCTTGCTTTTCTAAGCGTTCGACGGGGCTTAAGCCTTCGTCGTCTTCGCTTTTTTTGCTGCTCCAGCCTCCGCGAGTTCAGCTTGCTGCTCGTCAGCAATAAACTCAAGCGTGGCAGCAATCAGCTTGCGCCCCATTGCCTTTGTGTCGTCCAGCGACCAGTCTTCAGTGCGCTGCCACTCGCCGTCCATCATCGCCTCACCACGGCACCGCATGAAAGTGGTGACAATGCGAGCATTGCTCACTTCCACGCTGCCCACGCTGTTCAGCATCCCCAGCGTCTCTTCCGTGAAGTCGCTGAGCAAATCCATCTCTCCCATGCTTGCACCGCCCTGCAGCATGTCAAAGGCTTCCTCAAGGCTCACGCCTTTACTGGCGGAAATCTTCTTGGCCAGTTGCACAGCGCGGATGGTGGCCTGTGACTGAGCACGGCTTGCTTCCTCTTGTTCAATGGATTCGGCAACAAGCCAGCCGCCATACTTGCGCAATCGCAACCCAGGCAGCAGCTCAAAGTATTCAGGCTCTTCCCCTTGAAGCAGGAAACTATACTTGCTCATGACTGAGGATGTTCAGGGTAACGTTGAAAGCCTTGACGCGCTCACTAGAGGAACGACATTCAGGAGGCACTTCCACCAAGAAACGGTGGCTGTCATTGCAGATTGTAGCCGTGTCGCCATGAAAGGAAACAAGACAGAGAATACCCGCTTCTAAGCTTGCCGCCTCTTGAGTGCAGTTAATGGCATGAACCCTGCCATCTTCGCTGGCCAAGTAATCAACGTGCATTGATCTTGTTCAGCTCATCCTGTACTCGCAATTGTAAAGCCTTGCCAGGCGCCTTTCTGAAGAATGACGATGCAATAGAAATGTCATCAGTGAATGGCCTTCCTGGCATCTTCCTTGTGCCTTCATGCACATACCAAGCGTATTCTTCACCACTGCTGTTCGTTGCGTCCCAGTGCCAATTAGCCTCAGCTCCGGCAGTTGTACGATTGAGCTTAAAGCTCTTTACGCCACTTTCGTACAGGTCGCCAAGGTCGTAAATGTCTCGCGGACTACCGACCACTTCGCCATTTTTTCGCCTCGTCTCTCCATCCCATTCCCATTGTTCCATGTCGCGGAACTGATCATCCCAGTGGGCATCGTTAATATCCTCTTCGGCCCACTTCTCAAAAGCATCAAGCAATGCCTTCTCAATTTGCTTCGCGCCAATGATCCTCGCGGAAATGATTGCCATTATCGAATGATGGTGCGAACTTCTCTGTCGGGAATGATGACACGGCAGCGCTCATAAGCCACGTCGTTTCCAGGTAGGTAGCGGAAAGTCGCATCAGGAAAACGTCTCGTCATTCTCTCCATTGCCTCCGCAATCTGTCTTCCATCAGGATTGTATTGCACTAGCACTACTTCCCATTGCTTCAACAGATCAACAATGCCCACGCCTGCCGTTGGTAACAGTTCGGGATACTGGCGCATTGTCACTTCCAGCCCATCGGCTTTCCATTCACTAGGCACGCCTGTCTGTCCTGCCACGTACACGGCAGGAATAGTCTTACCATCAGGCAGCGTATAACTACCAATCAGGTCGGGCTGCATCGTCAGCAGCGTCGTAACAGTGTCGCGGAGTTGAGCGATGTTCACAATAAAAAGCCTCCCCGTAAGGAGAGGCTAACAGAGCTATGGGAGAGAAGGTCAGTTGGGGGCAACAGGGATGATGCTGC